AGTATGCCTTCTGACGAGCCTTCACAATATCTGTGTCTGCGTTCAGATACATGTCTAGGTCGTTGCGAAGAATCTTGAGATTGAACGGCTCCCAACCACGAGCAGCCAATTGCTCTTCGCTCATCTTGCCTGTGTAGTACTCCCACTTGTCGCGGGTTGCCACAGCCACATCGTTTTCGTAACGGGCTAGGCACAACCGCTCTTCCATCAGGAAGTTGAGATACTTGTTGTGGAGTTGTGGAATCCGCAGGGACTCTGCGTCTAGGGCAGCGTCGTCAATACGGGTGTCCTTTTCCAATTCTTTGCGAATGTCGTCAAGGGTCATAAACAAATCTCCATCGGAGGAGTATACACGCGATTCAATGGTTGTCAAGCGAGAATGTTTATCTAAAATATTAGAGAACCTGTATATCAAAACTGCGATACTTGAAAGTGCAGTTTGCTATGAACGGTTCAGGGTCTATCACCGTTGAAGTAAAATCAACTGAAGACAGGATTCGGGGGTAGATGTCGTGAAAGGTCACATTCAGTTTAGGGTTTTTGGTGGAATTCAAAATAACCAGATTGGCTGTGGTGACATGAGTGTTGGACGGCTTGAACTCTTCGTAATTTTCCACATTGGTCATGGAACGCAACCAGTTGAATATTTCAAGATAGTTGCCCAAGTTCTCGTCAATCACAAATCCCAAATTTAATTCATCAAAATCTAGTTTGGACGGCCGAGAAATCTGTTGGAACGGGGTGGGCATTATTACTTCGCTCATGGTCACGGTTGGTAGCGAAACACTTTGGCAGAAGAAAGACACCTTGGGAAGTTTGGCTATGCTGAACCGATAGTAGGTCGGTAGCAGCGGATTCATGTATTGGGGATAACGGGACAGAATCCCGTCTTCAATACTTGTGAAATCGAATGGTTCGCCTTTTGCCATGTGTAAGTATTTAGACACCAAAAGAAAAGGGGGAGAGGTTTGACCCTCTCCCCCAAGTCTTCAGGTTACTTCAACTATTACGATGCAACGCCGTGTAGGTTGTCTACGCGGAAGATGCGGTAATAAAGGTTGCTGCGTTGAGCAAGACGACCACCACCAACGGTAGTGCCTTCAGCGAATGGGTTCGCAACCATGCCGTAGCGGGTCTTGAACGCAATCTTGGGCTGGAAGGTGGAGGTATCAACTGCACGCATCATTTGTAGCGGGACATAGGGGCAATAGAAGATACCAGCGTCGTATGGGCTGGTTCCCTTATATCCTACGCACACAAAGTTAGAACTAGTGCTTGTGGTGTCGATGTACGGGTCAATGTACACCTTGACCTTGCCGTTGAGTGTACCAGCAAAGGTGTTGCCAGTGTCGTCAACATCAAGATTGACATTTAGTGCAGGGCTGATGTTAAGGAAGCCGCCCATTGCGAGAGCACTTGCAACATCCGCAGAGCAGATGATGAAGTTGCCCTTGCCACGACGGGTATCCTTGGCAATCTGGTTGCACTCACGCTCAATTTGGAACATGAGTCCACGGAACTTCTCAGCACTCCAACGACCGTCAGAGTCCTGGATGAGGTCGTAGACACCACCAACGGTGGCAGTACCAGCGGTGGTCAGACCACCAACTACGGTCTTGTAGTACAGGTCGCTCTGCTGTGCACCGAGTTTGGCACAACGATAGATGTTACGAACCACTTCGCGGTTGATTTCAGACAGAATCTCTGTGCTGAGAATGTTGGCGAGTTCGGTTTCAGCGTCTAGACCGTGAACAGCCTTGAGGTCTTGTGCGAGTTCAACGCTGTACGCGGCTGCTAGAGCACGGGTGTTGGCTTGTACTGCAACGCGTTCGATGCTGAAGCCCATTTCATTGGGAGTCAGACCTTCGCCCACAGATGTACTCATTCCAACTCCTTGAGTCATACCAGTGGTGGTAGTTGCACCACCCAATGCTGGCTGACCAAGGAATGGGTCAACGAAACCAAAGGTTCCTCCTAGAGCACCAGTTACGCCAGCACCAAGACCGCCACCAGTTGCACCACTGAATGCAGCAGTAGCAGTAGCACCAGAAAATGCAGAATCGGATTCGTTGAACAGAGCCTCTGAACCAAAAGTGCTGTTGCTTGCAACAGCGTACTTGCTACGCATTGCAAAGATTAGACCTGTGGGAGCAGACATTGCCTGAACGCCGCAGATGTCGTATGCCATTAGGTTTGGCATTGCACGACGAACTAGTTGAATCAGAATGGGGTCGTAACCCTTGATGTTGCCTTCGCCACCAATTACGGGGGACATACCACCACCAGCAACATTGGTTGGGCCTTCGGTTAGAATTTGCTGACGGATTGCCTTCTCCTGATTCTCTAGGAGGGTGGCAGTTACCGCACGACGGTGCGGGTCAGTGATTGCAGCCATATCGGCGTGGTCTAGAACGGGCTTCCACTTGCGGAGAGCCTGTTCTGTTAGCATCTTGTTCTCTTCCATTGTAGTGACTCCTTTGTTTGAAAAACAGTCTGGATTAGACTGGAATGTGTTAAGTAAAAAGTGATTTAGTCTTGGTTCTTGCTCATGGACTTGATATACGCCTCCATGAGCGGAGAAGCCTCGGAACCTTCCTCGTAGGACTCTTCCAGAGACTCCTCTTCGGTGGCGGTTTCGGTTGGGGTTCCGATGTTCTCAATGTTCTCGCGGAGAACAGAGAGTTTCTCGGCAAACTGCTCTACGGACTCAAACTCAACGCTCTCAGCGAGGTCGCGTAGTTTTTGAGTCTCGGTGTCGGTTAGCCCTTCAGCCATTTCGCGGAACAGGAGTTCGCAGCGGAGTTGTTCACACTCCTCGTTGATTTCCATGTTCTTGGAAACCTGCTCGTCTAGTTCGCTCTTGAGGCTTTCAAAATCCTCAACAGTGGACTCAAACAGGTCAAGTTTCTCTTCGGGGATTTCGATGTACGATTCAGCAAAAGCACCACGGAGTTTCTCAATGAAGCCTTCGGTGATTTCGGTGCGAAGCCCGTTGGCAACGGCTAGACGGTTCTCCTGCATCCACTCTTCCACCACATAGTTGAGGTACTCGTCAATACGCTCAACCATTTCTTCGGTGACGGCTAGAGTGTGCTCTTCTAGCAGAGTCTCGTACTTGGCTTGAAGTTCCTCTTCAATCTCGTTGGTACGAGCAGCGAGTTGAGCCTCAAACAAGGTTGCAGCCTCGCTCATAAACTCTTCGCTGAGTTCCTTGCCAGCGAACAAGGTTTCAATGCTCTCCTTCATGGAGGGCTTCTCTACCTTGGCACTGGCTGCACTTGGCTTGGGCTTGATTGTGCCCATGTTCTTGCCTGCGTTGGCGTTGTGGGGTTCAGCAATCTTAGCACCCTTCTTGTTGACATCGTGAGTGATATCGGTGCTAGAGTAGTCGGAAGCGGCTTCCTTCATGGACTTCTTCTTGAGGAACGCAGGCTTCTTGTCTTCCTCTTCGTCCTCTTCCTCTTCTTCGTCCTCGTCTTCTTCGTCCTCGTCTTCCTCGGACTCGTCCTCTTCGTCTTCTTCCTTGGCTTCCTCTAGTTCGCCTTCAAACTCCTCTTCCACAACTTCCTCCTCAACAACCTCTTCCTCGGCTTCGGTAGCCTCGGTGGGTTCTTCGGGAGTTTCGGGGTCTTCTGCGAGGAAACCTTCGCCTAGAATTACCTTCTTGATTACATCTTCGATTTTGTCGTTAGCCATGACTGGAGTTCTCCTTTGAAATATGTAGACGCTTCAGAGTTTTGAGATGAAGTCTTTGAAAAGGCGAATTGCCTGTTCTTCTAGTTTGCGTGATGGGGTATTTTTAATTACTTTCTTGTAATTTTCAATAACCACTGGTTTGAGAACCCCGTTATCCCAAATCCATTCCTTGCCTTCCATGATGCCGTTCACAAACGCATTGGGTGCAGAGGGGTCAGCCACCACATCCACTGCTGCCAACATGAAGTCTTCCTGAACCACATTGACTCCATCCTGTTCCTTCAGGCTTCCCATGCCTCGGGACGAAACGCCTAGTTTGGCTCCTTCGTCAATCAGATTCTTTACAATCTTGCCGTATGGGGTGTCCATGACCTTGGCTTCACCAATAATCTGCTTGCCGTCTACAGACAAGTTCTTGATGATGTGGGACACACGCTCTAGGTTTACGGTTGGGCCTTCGGGGTGTCCAAGTTCACCCATAGCACGGTTCTGCTTCACATAATCGGTGTTGTAGCGACCGATTTCTTTTTCCATGATGGAACCTGGATACACACGACCGTTGCGGTTCTTGGTATCGGACTCCATGAACACGCCCTTGATATAATAAGTCTTCTGACCGTTCTTGTCTTCGGTCAGGACTTGAATATCACTCTGGGTTGTTTCGGTAATTAACTTCATTAGTCTTCGGCAACCTCTTCAGCCTCTTCGTACATGGACGGCTTTTCGCTCTTGGACTTCTTCTTTTCCTTCTTGGGTTCTTCGCTGGGGTCGTCGCTGTACATTCCCATCTTCTTGTCTTCGCTGAACAGAGACGCAGCAATACCAATACGCTCTTCGTCTAGCAGGAGCGAAGCCTTGGCATACAGAGCCTTGAAAACGCTTTCTTTAGCGTCCACATAGTTCTTCTCTAGCAGGGCTTTTACGATACTCTTGTTGTTGTCCATTGGTTCTCCTTGTCAGACCTTATTTATTTAGTATTCCCTGTATTTCTCGCAAATATCATTTATTCTTTAGGATTTCCAAACTCGTCTTCGTCTTCATCCCCGCCCACGATTTCTCCGATGGTTACTTCGGGTTGGGCGGGTGCTCCACCTTCGGGAGCCGCCCCTGCGGGGGCAGTACCAACACCCTCTACAGGGGTCATTTGCCCTTCAGGAGCCACAATCTTGCCCTCTGCGGTTTCAGCCTTGATGGCATTGTCAATTTCTTCAATGTCTTCGGCAGTCTGCTTTAAAATATGGCGACGCACAAAATCGCGGGAGTAGTACTTGCCCACAAAGTCTTCTGCGTCTCGTGCCGTCTGTAGACGGTCTTTGAGTACTTCGCTTTCCTTGAGTTCGGAGAAGTGGGAGTCCTTGTTGAACTTGAAAGCAATCTTGGGTTCAATATCCTTCCACTCGTCTTCACGAATAATACCCTTGAGAATCAACTGAATACGCAGCAGGTTCAGGAACACTTCCGAGAACTTCATGCGGAGGCGTTCCACAAACTTGAAAAACTTTACTTCGTCACGGCTGATTTCAGACGCACGACCAATATTGAAGCCTGTGCTTTCCTCTAGACGAGAGGTAGGCACATTCAGCGATTGGAACAGTTTCTTCTGGAAGTATCTCACATCTTCCATCTCGCCCAAGTTTTGACCGCCCTGTAGGGTGCTGACTTCTGTGCCCTTGCCGCCTTCACGACGGGGCATCCAAAAATCTTCAAGCATGGACAGGTGCTTGCGGCTGTCGTTCATTTCCCCTGTGTTGGGGTCGTACATGAGTTTGTTACGATACCGCTGCATCAGCCCACGCACATACTCTTCAGCCTTTTGCTTGGGCAGATTGCCTACATCCACATAAAAAATACGGCGTTCAGGTGCACGAGCCAAGCGGTAAATGATTACCGCGTCTTCAATCATTCGCAACTGGTTGAGTGCTTTGATTGCCTTGTGTAGATACCCCACAATCTTTTTGCGACGAGCATCAAACAAACCGCTGTGTACAAAACAGATAGCATCAGGATTGATTTTCAATCCGTCCAATGTCATTGACGCAGACGCTTGGTCTTGTTCGGTGTAGATGTAGAACTCTTCAATATCCGAAACAAGGTTTACGCCTTTGGGAGCAGACGGGTCATTGATGGGCTTCTTCTTGACTTTGCGAACTTTTCGTATCCTCGTGGGGTCGATTGGTCGCAACTCAATAATGCCTTTTTTCTTGCTCTTCTCGTCTATAATGATGTGGTAGTAAATGCGGCTGTCCACATACCACTTGCGGAACACTTCGTATCCGCGACGGGTAAACTCCATGAGATTCATTACCTCGTGGAATTCTTCTTCAATCTTGTCTTTAATGCTTTTGCTCTGTTTAACAGCCGACACATCAATCTTGACTGCATCCAGTGTGTCATTGTACACAATGCTCTCATTGCAAATATCTGCAATAGCACTTTCCACTTCTGGATGGAGTGCCATCTCACGATACTTGTGAATAAGTTCAATGTCTGACTTTACTGACCCGTCAAAGTCAACATACGCACCAAAGTACCCGCCCACCTCAATTGGTGTGGCTCCGTCATCGTAGTCGGGAGGCACAAAAGAAACAGGCTTCTTGAGGATGTCCTCCGCAGAAGCCGTTTCTTTAGCGTCCTTTTTTCCGATGCTAAAACCGAACAGATTGATTGCCATAATATAATTACCTCATCAAAAGGGCTTCAGAAGCCCTGACCGAAGTTGATACCAAGACCTTGTAGTAGAGTACCAACACCAAGACCACCAACACCAATTGCTGCTGCTCCTGGAGCGGCTTCCCACCACGAGTAGTTCAGGGTTACTGGGAATTCAGCAATCTGGTCGTTGTTCTCGTAAGACAGGTCAATGCTGCCCACATCGCTGGGGAAGCAACCAATGAAACTGTAGGTTCGCACAGGTTCTCCGTCGCGGTGGAGTTGTGTAACTGTCCAAGTAGGCATAAACTCCATGAAGTTGCGAGGAGCGGTGTTGGCAGTGTGCTGATTAAAGATAGCACTCCAACCTTCAAACGCTGAACGCAGGGACAGATTGGTGTCAGAGATTACTGTGAGTGACCAATCAGCAAACGAACGGTCGCCTGGAAGTTTGATACGGCGACCACGATACGGAACTTCAATGGTTCCAAGAGACGACGCAGGAATCTGAGCCGCTTTCACTAGGAAAGAAATGGCTCGGTTGTCTGCGTATCCTGGAATCGACCCGTTCACAACGAACAGGTTTGTGCGAGCACCACCGCCAGCAAAGGCGTTTACGAACCCCGAAATATTGTTTGTTGGTTCTACTGGCATTAGGAATTACTCCTTTTCTCTCTTATCTATACGATTAGCCGCCAACTTCGCTGAAGTTTACGCCAGTCTTGGTGGCAATAAAGTTCAATTGGATGAAGTTGATGCTGCGAGTGGGCTTGACAAAGATATCGGCTACAAACTCGTTGCGGTCGATGACTTCGCCTGTGTTGTTGGTTTCATCGCACACCACCTTGAAGTCGGTGATGCCACGACGCTGTTGAACCGTCTTGAGGAACGGAACCACTAGATTCTTGAATTGAGCACGAGTGAACGCATCGTTCTGCTCAAACAAGAAGAACTTGCTAGCGGTGGCGATTGCCTTC